ATATAACTTTACAATATTTGTCAAGCCCCCTTAAGAAAATGTGATGACATCCTGTCCACCGATCACCCCACCGAGGTCTACTGGTTGTGCTGCAAAGGTGTCCCCACTGAAGGAGATCGTGTCACTGGTCTCAATGTTCTGGAAGTCATAGTTATCGTTGAGATAGATCGGACTGCTAGGGAATTCGATCTGTGGCACGTCCTCAGCACACTGCTCAGTGATGGTCTGTAGACCATTGTAGTGACGCCACAGCTCACTCAGGTGACTGCGATTGAAGTTAGGGTCATCGATCGCACTGTGCAGTGCTTTCTTGAGTGCCTCTGTTGCTGCTGTCAATTCTGCTTTCATAATTCCAGTGACGGATAACTCCGCTGACGATAAAACAATTGGTGACAAGATAGGATACAAAAATGCAGGTACGAATACCTGCAATGTAATTATCATAGGGTCCTGTCTTGTCATCAGAGAATGACCCTAGGGAATACTTCCAGACGTTAAGAAGACGCTTTAACACTGTCTCGTGTATAGCAAGGGACACCAGCAGGGTCTAACCATTTGGCATACTCAAAGTCTTCAATAGCAAGAAGCATCTGATCACCATTATCAAAGAGATAGATGTCAGAATACTTCTTTGTATACTCGTTTGCTTTTTGCAAACGAAAATCAGGTTTGCCATTCAATTGAATGTGACCCTTCTGCACATAGCGATAGGGAAACCTCTCGTGAATCACAGTAGTCTTGGTCGTTGCGACTGACTGCGGATCAAGATCATTCATGGTCGTCTGAGTGTCTTCAAATATGATAGCACATCCTCACGGATCCACAACAGTTCGTGGTAACATTTCTGGGAATGAGCACATGCTCTCAGTTTGGGATCAGGTTCTAGCACACTCTCTATGAAAATGTCAAGTCCCCTATTCCATTTTTCGTCCTGTGTCTCCATGTAACTCCTTAGATAAAATTAAACCAACCTGTAATAATCATCTTCTCACTATCGTTAGAGACTCTACCACGATGGTGGAATGTCCAATCTGCTGGCCAGATCACAGTGTATCCACGCTGCGCTGGGACATACTTCTGCTGATAATACCATTCGGTACCACCATCAGGGACATCATTGAGGTAAGTCATGAAGACTAGGTGTCGATAGACGGATCCAGGCAGGGCATTAGACCTTTCGGTATGCCACTGCTTGAATCCACCACCTTTAGGATACCACTGCATAGACAGTGGCTCCTTTACTTGGAATCGTGAGGTCTCACAGAAAGGAAACCTCTCCAAGTATTGATTGAGCACGTCTTGAAGTGCGTGCATATAGTTTTGCACCTGAGGACAGGACAGTTGATAAGGGACATGTAGATCGAGAGAGTCTTTATACTCCTTATCCACCGTCACATCTCCTTGTCTAAGGACCTGACCCTCATGAAAATTCAAGACGTTTTGATTATGCCAGAAATCTTCAAGTCCCGTCACAACGGATTCATCAATAAAATTACCCCAGATGAAGTCATTACACTCATCATTAAGTGGGGTGCAGACGTTACCTTTATAAATTGTGATTTCTTCTTTAAGCATAAGTATCCCGACCAGGGTAAAGTTTAGGTCATTTCCAGGACGCCATCGGCAATCATGTTATCAATGAGAATCGTATAGTCCTCCTCAACATCCAGTCCCCAAAAGTGGACGTGACGTGCGCTCTTGTCACTGTAAAAGCGACAGAGTGCTGAGAAGAGGGGAGGATACTCTGTGTCAAGGGCAATGTTACCATTGACAGTCTCCTTCAGAATTTGCATAGAATCTGCAAAGCGATCTCTAACAGTCATGACTGACTCCTATTCGGTTTTCCAACATGCACCCTAGGGTGCAACGATCCAGGATGGATTCGAACCATCGACCGACTGCTTAGAAGGCAGTTGCTCTATTCCACTGAGCTACTGGACCTTAAGCATTTACACGAACGATTGGGTCACCCTCCCACATAGTCCTCTTAACCTTGTCAACTTTGCCTCGTAGGTTAAACGAAACGATGGTGCGTGGTCTGTCTGACTCATTGGGTAGTGCCTCATGTGCAATGGTTGCTGGAAAAATAACCATGTCACCTTCTTTAACAGGTGGGACGAAGGACTGTAACCTACCGCTCCAAGGATTATTGAAAGGTGAAATGAATTGCGTGGCTTGATGGAGTTGTGGATCAAAGTCCACATACATTACTGCTGACCATCCACTGTGTCCATGATTGTGTAGACCGTGCTTCTGACCTTTGTATGATGTTTGACACCACATGTCAGTAAACTCGGTGCGTCTACGCTCAGTAAACTCAGCAATGTATGGCTCGATAATATCAATTACCGTATCAGCGTAAGGTGGCAACTCCCATTCTGCCTGATGAAAGAAGTCTGTGTATTGCTCACCATTAGAATCTAAATGCTCTTGCCCAAAGATAGGCAGAGCACTCATGATCTTTTCTTTATTCTGTTTCCAATTCTGTATTTCATAGTGTGCAATCGGAATTGAGAATAAAGAATGAATCATTTAGATGCTTCAGAGTATTGTTTGATCTTGTCTGCAAGGACTTCACCTCGTAGGAGATCTCCTGCTGCTAAGGCTTCATGTAGTTGGTCTACTAGAAATTCGATTGTGTAATTAATCTCATCAATCTCCTCAAGAAATTGATTTTCCATGGTAGGTCTCCACTTCCCTTAACTTGCTAATTATATATGCTCAATAGGTTGACTGTCAACCCCAAAGTGTTTGATAAACCATTCGGCATCCACTACCACGAGTGCTTGCTTCCTATTCTTTTTCATGAAGAGGATGGGTTCGTAATTTCCAGAGTTAGCACATGCCTGATCGTAAGCATCATACACATTCAACTTCTCTACATTTTTACACTCGATACTAAAAGGAAATTTCTTCCTAGCATCTCGTGCCATGATGAGATCTTCTCCACCAGCACCCATGCTGCGAGACTCAATGTCTTCAGGGTGGACATCCCTATGCTCAATGAGCATGTCTCTCACCCACTTCTGGAAGTTTCTACCCTTTGCTTTCGCACTCTGTGGTTTCACTTAGGTATCCTCTCATCAAGTGCTTCATGAATAATTTGCTTCAACTCAATACGTTCTTCTGCTGTAAAGATTGTCCTTACCTTGACAGGCATAGGTGCATAACTACTAGGTTTCTTTGATTTGCCAGGGAGACTCATGCCCTGTGTGTCGATCTTATTCAATGACATCTTCTTCAGTCTCCTTCTTGAATCCAAACGGCGAAACTTTATCTTCTTCTAGTCTCAACTTAAGTGCAACAGCACCCAGAGACTCCATTACTTTGAGGATGTCTTCGGTCTTAGCATCACCGCCTAACTCTTTAGCAACATACCAATACTTTTCCCAGAAAGTATCTCCTGCTTTCTTGTAATCATCTAACGTTAATAGTTTCATATAAAAGTATAATAAAAAAGAGGGGTTACCCCCTCTTACTTAGGTCACTTGCTGTAGGTCTTTCCACGGTAGCAGAAAGTCCCGTGAGACTCTTTGCTTTCCACACAACGTGTGTCATACTTTACACCGCGATATGTGGTGTGAGTAATCTGTGCGTTATGCAAGGCAGATGCCTTGTGAATTTGCTTGCGAATGAGGTTAAGTGTGTTCATGAGTTCGTCTCCGAAGTTAGGGTTTTTAATCCCCGTTCCTTCAATCGTGTGCGTCCCAATAACACTCAGGGACAGATTCCTTTACGGTCTCTATCAACTCTACCTTAAAAGCATGTGAGAGATCCTCATTTGCTTTCATTTTAAGCATGATTGTATCAGCTTGTTGGCAGGTGAGTGATGAATACAAAAGTAATTCAAACATGGGATCAACGCTCCGTTGCGCGACTTACTTGCGTCCCACCCAAGAGTGGGATGAACGTGTTGTCATGATAGCATGACATTACTATTTATGCAACCCCCTACTTCTTTCGTTTCTTTTTGCGACGATGGTAGGGAGTGTTACTAATGGGCTTGGTATTCTTTAAGTCCTTCTTGAGTTTCTTCAAGAAGGATAAGTGGTCCCTGATACCATGTATCGGGGTTTTCGGAATACCAGTCGATTGTGTCTCGTTTGTATACAGGGACCTCGCTTGTCTCTTCCAATTTCTTCTCGGCATCGTGATGTGTATCTGGATACACCTTGGGTATCCGTATCCATGTTGTAATTTTATAGCTTAAACCCGCTAAAAGTTTCCGCACTAACATCCTGCTTGATTCCCCCAACGACATAGGATTCAATCTCAGTTTCCTGAGGGGCATTTTGTTGACCCTTGCTATTTAGCCAGTGCTCTGTCCAAGGCAGAGGATTGTTTTTAGCAGGGATATCGAAGGCGGGTGCTAGTCCGATTGCTTTCATACGACGATTAGCAATCCATTCCACGTATTGAGAAAGCAGACGCTCGTTAAGACCGATCATACTACCATTCTCAAACAAATATTTTGCCCACTCTTTCTCTTGGGCAACTGCGTCAAGGAACATCTGACGCACTGTCTCTTCCTCTTCCTGAATGATCTGCTGCATCTCAGGATCGTCACCCTTCTTCCACTTGTAGAGGATCTTCTGGGTCAATGCGAGGTGCTGTGACTCGTCCCTGGCAATAAGGGAGATAATTTTTGCAGAACCTTCCATGAGTTTAAGTTCACCAAAAGCAAAGCTGCAAGCAAAAGAAACATAAAACCGAATTCCTTCAAGGATATTGACATTAGCAATCGCCAGATAGAGTTTACGCTTGACATCTCTGATAGTCCACTGTGAAGTAGGAGAGTCTTTCCAACCTTCCTTCCACATGTTACTGAGTGACCACTCAGTTGCTACCTCAATGAAGTCATTGTATGCTTTGCATACTGCTGTAGCACGGTCAAGGATCTTCTCATTATCTAATACTGCATCGAAGACTTCTGATGGGTCTGCGTATACGTTCTTGATGATATGGGTATAGGAGCGAGAGTGAATCTGCTCCATGAATTCCCAGACTCCCATGCATCCTTCCAACTCTGGAAGACTACAGTAAGGTGAGAATGCCATGCCAGGACCACGCCCTTGCACAGAGTCCAGAAGGATCTGATACTTGAGGTTGCTGGTGTAGATATGTTTTTGTTGCTCATTCAGTGTCTTGTAATCGGCACGGTCCTTCTGTAGAGATACCTCTTCAGGTCTCCAGAAGTAACCGAGTTGTGTCTGTGTTAGTTTGTCGAAGTCAGGATACTTATATTCATCGTATCGTTGCATCCCCAAGGGAGCTCCGAAAAACATTGGTTGTTTTTTGGTGTCTACTTTCTTGTCGTTGAAAACAGTCAGTCCCATTTTGGCTCCCTTGGATTCTTGCATGTACCGTAGTTGTGAATATAATTTAGGAATGCATTGATCCTTGGAGCAAAGTCCAGGGAGTCACAGCAGTCAAGATAGGACTCAAATTCTTCTTGTAAGTCCTTGCTGAGTGTGATAGTAATGTCCTTAGACATTGCAGGCATCGCATTCAGACTCATCGCCTGCATCAATCTCCGCTAAGAGATTGTCTAGTTTGGAAGCAGTCTCGTCAACCCATCCAATTGAATGAGCAGGCTCGTCTACATCTTTTTTGGCATCGTATGTATTTTGATAGTAAGAAGTTTTCCAACCATACTTGTAGGTCATTAGTAGGTCTTGTGCCATAACGGATACAGGCACTTCATTATTTTCAAATTTCTCTGGGTTATAAGACCAGTTGCCTGAGATGGCTTGGTCAAAGAATTTCTGCATGACTGCAACAATCTCAACGTATCCTTTGTTGGATTGCATTTCCCATAGGAGAGTATAGTTATTCTTCAGTGTATTGAATTGAGGAACAATCTGCTTAAGAGGTCCCTTCTTGGACTTTTTAATGGACAAGTAGTCTCTAGGTGGCTCAATTCCATTTGTTGCGTTTGACACAACGGAACTGCTTTCCGATGGCATTTGTGCGGACAGAGTGCTGTGCCTGAGTCCGTATTCATCGATAGATTGCCTAAGAGAATCCCAATCATAGTTGTATTCTGGTGCTACTAAGTCATCGACATCCTTCTTATATGTATCTAATGGTAGAAGTCCATCAGAGTACTTGGTGCGGTGGAATGCTTCGCATGGACCACGCTCTTGAGCGAGTCTATTAGATGCTCTCAGCAGGTAGTATTGGAATGCTTCAGTCAACTCATGGACGAGTCTCAATGCACCTTTGTCATCGTAATGCTCACCGTTCTTAGCAAGGTAGTGTGCTAGTCCGATGTATCCAATACCCAGAGAGCGACGTGCCAACGTGCTACGCTCAGCAGCAGCGACTGGATACTCCTGGTAGTCAATCAACTCCTCCAGACCCCTCACAGAGAGGTCACAGAGGTCTTCCATCTCATCTAGGGACTTCAGTTTACCCACGTTGATAGCAGAGAGAATGCACAGAGCAATCTCACCACCACGATCATCAATATGATTGATAGGATCAGTAGGTAGAGTGATCTCCTGACAGAGGTTACTCATATTCACCTTGTCCTTGAAGGAGGAGTGTGTATTACAGTGGTCGATATTCATGATGTAAATACGACCTGTCTCTGCTCGCTCCTTTAGTAGATCAAGGAAGAGTTGCTGGGCAGAGATGGTGAGTCTAGGGACCGACTGATCCCCTTCGTAACCAAGATACATAGCGTCAAACTCATCAGTCCCGTAAGCGTCATACAACCCAGGGACATCATGAGGACTGAAAAGCGCCATCTCTCCGTTTCCGATGAATCTTTCATAAAATAGTTTACTAATTTGGATAGAATAGTCAAGTTTCCTTACTCGGTTGTCTTCTGTGCCTTTGTTGTTTTTGAGGACGATGATGTCTTCGATCTCTCTGTGCCAGATGGGGAAGTGGACAGTTGCGCTTCCACCTCGGACGCCATTTTGAGTACAGCATCTGACAGTGCTCTCAAACTTCTTGAGGAAAGGGATAACACCTGTGTGTTGAACTTCTCCCCCTCTGATTTTAGCGTTGATGCCACGGATTCTGCCTGCGTTGATGCCAATCCCCGCCCTTTGAGCAACGTAGTAACCAATAGCCATGTCACTGCTAAAAATGCTATCGAGGGTGTCATCAGCATCAACAAGAACACAGCTAGCAAATTGTCGTAGAGGGGTCCTGACCCCTGCCATGATGGGGGTTGGGATGTTGATCCTGTGCTTCGAGATCGCGTTGTAGTATCGTCTGACATAATCGAGTCTTGTCTCTTGTGGATAGGTTTGGAAGAGAGTTGCTGCAATCATGATGTACATCTGCTGGGGTGTCTCATACACCTCCCCAGACGATCGATCCTGCACGAGATATTTATCAACGACCTGCCTTAGACCAGCATATGTAAACAAATAGTCACGGTCGTGGTCAATGAATGATTCAATCTGATCCCACTCATCATCACTATATGTTGTAAGGATACTTTTATCATAGACACCACGATGAACGCAGTCCCATACATGCTCCTGAATATGAGGACGCAAGTCTGGGTGTCCATTATATACTTGCTTGCGAAGACCAAACAGAAGCAGACGTGCTGCTACAAACTGATAGTTTGGTGCATCTAATGTAATCAAATCATTAGCAGAGCGCACAAGAATCTCTTGGATGTCACTGGTTTTGATGCCATCAAATAGTTGCAGGTTAGCATTCATTTCGATTGCCGACTCTGACACACCAGCAAGTCCTCTGCAAGCGTGCTCTACCATTTCATGGATTTTACTTAGGTGGATCTCTTCCACCTGTCCGTTGCGTTTGACAACTGTGTTGCTCATACCTTTTTCCAATCTGTAAGTTGTACCTTTGCTTTTAATCCTGAAAAGGTGTTGCTCTTTATTATAGCAGCAGGGTCAAGTCCTGCCAACACCATGTCATTAATATCTTTTTCTTTTACTGACTTCGGCCAGATGACTACTGCTTCGCCGCTTCCAATTGCCGCATCAATCCTAGACACGATCTGTCTGTTTCTAGGCTCGTTGTCGAAGACCCAGACCCTATGTGTATAAGGAAGAGTGCGGTGGTCAACATCGCTGCCACACATAGCAACAGATTGCTTAATGAAAGTACTATCGAAGGGTCCTTCTGTGACATACACTGTCTCCTCTGGGTTTACTTGGTCTTGTCCGAATAGTTTGAGTTGATTCTCAAACATCACGGTGATGTATCGTAGCGTAGAAGTTGCTGCCATAGATCTACCCTGAATGCCAAACCAATTACCGTCCTTGTCAATGAGAGGGATAATAATTCTAGGTCTGTCATTCTGAAGATTGTCAAATGTCTGGCGTTGCGTATTAACCCACCTCTTAAACTTGTCAACATAGAAGAATCTACCCAGTTGATCTTCTGGGATTCTTCTATCAAGAAGATACTTCTTGGCGGGGTGCGTTGTATTTAGCTCGCTGATCGGAGTGAGATCTGTCACTTTGTTAGCAAACTTTGGCTTTGCACCTTTGTATTCAGGAGCAGGTGTGTGCCTACCTTTACCAGTCATCCCCTGCTTATATTTCTCCATGACGAACTCACCATGAAGGTCAGCAGCATTGTCCTTTAGAAAATTAGACAGCGATCTACCCATGCCACAGTTGTGACACTTGAAGATGTATTCAGTCTTCTTCAGAAAAAAATACCCCCGTGCCTTATTCTTATGCTTCTGTGAATCACCACAGTAAGGGCAGCGGAAGTTATATAGTCCTGATTTGACGTGTTTGTATTTCTCTAGCCTGGTGCTGAGAAGTCGGATGTATTTGTCATCGACGTAATCCATGCAGAGCGGTCCATTGCATCCACCATAGCAGATGGATCGCCAGGTGTCAATGACCTAAGCAATGCTTGACCTGGGACACTGACGAGGAAAGAGATCACAGCAAGACCACCGAAGATGGTCCACATCTTTTTCTCCATCATCCTAAGTCTATCATCGACTAGACGGATGTCTCTCTCACAACCTTTCTTGATTGTGTCTGTCTCTTTATTCAGATCTGCATGAAGTCTATCTACTTTTTCAAATAGAATACCGTCAACTTCACTCTGTGTAGATAGTTTTTCGTTATGTACTGCAAGTAGTTGACCCATCTTTACAGAATTATCCTGTAATGAATCAACTACCTTTTCTAATCTTTCTAGAATCGCTGAGTTAATGTCGGCCATTATTCGGATCTAAGTGCTGCTTGTCGTTTCTTCCAGTAAAACTGGATTACATCATTAGGATAAAGACGTTTAACATCCAACTTCTTAAAGTTTTCTGGGCGATAGATCTTACGAAGTTCTATCTTTAGTTGTGCTTCTGACTTACTATACAATACATACTGCTCTGCCCCATCATAGGAGATAAGGAATGGTAGGTATGAGGTATCTTTCTGTGCTCCTTCAGTCGCTAACATGTCGGACTGGGAAATAGTATAGCGACGACGCTTCTTAGGTTTCTTTTTCGACCCTCCTAGGAGAGGAGTGAAACCAGCATTGGGTCCAGTTGCATCAGCAGTGTTGCTGAAACCACCATCGCCTGCGCTCATTGTGGGTGCGTCTTCATTCATCACAGATCTTCTAGTAAGTCTTTTACGTCGTTATCGATATCAACAAGGTCAAGACATCCAGCAGGAACCTGTGGATATCTATTCAGATATACAAGAAAGGTCTTTATCAGGGACCAATATTCTCTCTCTAATTTATACATCAGTAGCGGGATCGTCCCGTCACTAAACACATTAAACAGAATGATAAGATGATTGAGTATCAGATTGACACGGAGGACACCCGTTTTCAAATACCTCTTGAGTAACCTCTTAAGGTATTTGAATTTCTTCATGTCCTCCATAAAATCATCTACGGTAACCGACTGTGGGTTATCATAATGCTGAATAGCAAACATTAAATAGTTTTTTTCACTAAGTTGATCAAAATGCATTATGTAAAAAGTCAGTTATCAAGACCCGAAGGTCAGAGCGCCTACGCCATCGGTGATCACTTCTTCGGTGCCACCTGCTGAGGTAATCTTGACGCGATACTTGTAACCGTCCAGAGTGTCGCCAGCGAGACCACTGTAAGCAAGAGTTGCGGTCGTGAAGTCTGCATAGGTGATGCCAGTGTCAAGGGAAGCAGTGATGTTAGTCCACTTCTTAGTTGAGGCAGCAGTCTGACGTTGCCAGACGTATGCAAGTGCTCCAGGTGTTCCTGTGGTGGATGTGGTAAGAGTAAACGTACCAGCACCAGAGGAAGAAGTAGAAGCAGCAGGTTGTGCTGTAACAGTTACAGCAGATGCTACATCAGCAACCACAGTGTCATCAGCGTCGTCACCAGCAGCACCAGCAGTAGCATGGACGAATGC